TCTGAACGCCTGTAGATTTTCTTTGCTGACTGCTCTCCGCTTCCTCTAACATTTCCTGTGGATGCGGCCTTAATAGTGTCTTTGCGTTGTTGTTTCTCATTAGCGGCAGTTTGATCTACAACTTGCTGACGTTCCTTCCAATTACTAAAAAGTTCATCTGCGGCCTCATAATCATACTGCTGATCTGCTTGTGCAAAAAGCTGTGTGCGAATCTTTGATCCTTTGATCCAATCTACGAACTTACCGTCTTCCAAAATATCCTTCATATCAGGATGTCTATTTTGAAGTTCGGTCATAGCCGCATTTTGTTTGTATTGAGCAGATACTTGCTCTGCTTCTTTAATCTTAGGATGATTACTAATAGCTCTTTCGACTGCCTTGTCGGGATCAGAGAAAAAATCTACTTCGTCTTCAGAAGTTTGTTGCGGTGCTTCTGTGTTAGAGAGTTGTGTCTGTATATAGTCATCAACAACTTTACGTAATTCACCTACTTCAGAACTTTGTTTACCTAAGAGTTTCTCAGCTTCTTGATGCATACGCACTATATCCGCTGTACTCTTACCTTTGTATTTATCAGGAAGTTCCTGTTCTTCAAGTTCCTGTGTAGGCCGTTCATCTACAAGAGGTTGCTCTACTGGAGGCTCTTGTTTAGTTATGTCTGTTACGCTTTCAGTTTCAGTTGTATCGTCTAAAAGTGGACGCTCATCTATTAGTGTTGCCATTATTAAACTCCGTGAGTAATCTCATTATGGAGGTGTATTGTATGTAAGGGTTCGGTTAAGAGTTAGCCTTACGTTCTTTTTGAATCTTCCTTTCGCGGTCTCTCGCCCATTTCATGGTAGCACCTGCGAAGTCACCTGAAAGGGGGTCTAAAAGACTGCGAACGGGAGATATGATTCGACTAGCCATTAATGAACATTCAGGACATTCTATTTCGGTAGTTTTAGAATCTATAAACTTTTCAGTAGTATGTCCGTTGTCACATCGGAAGTCAATTATTATAGCCAACTTAGATTACTCTTCAATAATTTCATCTTCGTTTTCTAGTTCTTCTTGCTCTTCCTCAGCCTGTTGTTTGGCTGTTTCTATCTGCGTTTCAAGATTCAATAGGTTAGCTATCATTGAAAGTTGTCCTTTACGGAATGAAAGGTCTTTCACATCTTTACAAGCTTCGATTGAATTAATCTGCATAGCATTTTGAGAAAGATCAGAAAGTAAGTTTTTCCAACCATCTGTTCTAAACATTTCCTCAAAAGCTCTATAGAATTTTTCGAGTTCTTTATCTTCCATTACTGTTTCTCCTAAAGGACAGTTTATTAAATTAAAATTTAAATATACTAAATACATAGTATACTATATATTATAGCACATTAAAAAACAAATGTCAAGAACTATTTTCTATATCGTGCTGTTTTTTTAGCTATTTTTTTAGGTTGTTTGCTAACTTGTTTTCCTTTAACAGTGTCAGCTTTTTTCTTTCTGGACGTAGCGGCATATTCCTTAGTTGATAAAGCTTGTCTTGCTTTTTTAGGTAAGTATCTTTCACCTGTGGCTTTGGAACCTTGGGTACTGGGTTTTCCTGATTTAGTACCCCATTCTTCCTTTGTCCATTTTTTTAAACTTTTTTGTGACTTTTTAAGAGCCATTAGTTTTTATAGCCTCCACCCTTAGCTTTGTATTCTTTTGCTAGCATCTGAGCTTTTCTTGCAGACCATTGTCCTGCGCTACCACCTTTACTTCCTGCTTTGATCTTGTTAAACAAGTTCTTACGCATAGTGGGCTTAGTATAGTTACCTGCCTTATTAACTGTAGACTTTTTAACTGACATGTTATTTCTTCTTAGCTTTAGCTTTGTTTTTTCTGTAGGTCTTAGCCCCTGCATCGTTTCTAAGAGTCTGTATAGCCGCCTTAGCTTGTTTATCGTTTAGAGGCATTGCTCTTGCTCTTTTAGCCGCAGGTTTTGCTTTTGGTGTAGCTTTTTTCTTTGCGGGTGGTCGTCCAACTTTATTACCGTATGTACCTTTACCTTGTGGCATTGTATTCTCCTACCATTTAGATTTATTAGCCCAGTATGCCGCAGACATCTTACCCTTAGCGATGTTCTTAGCGTGTCGAGCCTTGAATGATTTACGTCTTGCTTTTTCCGATGCAGTCTTTGGATTCTTACCTGCACCTGAAACACCTTGCTGTCCATAACGGATAGTCTTTACCTTATCTCCTTCCTTAGCTACAACTACATGACTTTTAGTAGCATGATTAGGAGTTCGTTTAGGTTTGTTAAAACCGCTAACTCCTGCTCTTACCAATCTAGGGTCTTTAGCCATTAGTACGTCCTCTCTCTTTAATTGCTACTTCTCTTTCCTTTAATAACTGATCGGAAACTTTGAGCCTACGTTCAAACTCACGGTCATCGTCGTTGCCTTCCCGTATGTTAGTAGTAACAGCTTTAATCTTGTCAATCTCTAACTCTTGAGGAATAGCTTGAGCCTCAGTAGAAAGCTTTTGCGCTCGTGCTTGTGATTCGATAGCTTGTCCTTCTAAGGCCGCAGTCTGTGACGCTTGGAATGCCAACTGTGATTCCTGAGCCGCTTGTTGTGCTTGTTGTGCTTCAGGGTCAGGCTGATTAGCTTTTTCAAGAGCCGCTATGAGTTCCTCACGATTACCTACGTTCATGTTATCAATGATGGACATGATAAGCTGTGAGTACATTGGAGTTTCAGGCGACATAGTTTGTAACAACTGTACAAGCTGTGTAACTTCGTACTCACGAGCAATAATACCCAGTGAGCTTGATGTGTGAAACTTGTAGTCAGCAACAGGATATGATTCAGGATTAAACTGCATATATCGGTGTGCGGCTTTAGTTACAAAAGGAATCAGGAAAGATTCTTGGAAGTTGATTAAAGTTCTCTTATGGCGCTTAATGATAGCCCCTAAACTCATGGAAATACCCGCGGCAGTGGAGTCACCGTTTATTGATCCTGAGATACCTGCAGAATCAACAGCGCCTGTAGCTGTCTGTACCATGCGTTGTAAAGCATCAGCCTGTGCAAAACTAATCTGACTTACATTACCAAAGTTAAATGGCTGTATAACTTCATTAGGCGCACCGTTAGTTAAGATAACCTTACCTGCACGTACTTCAGGTCTAGCACCCCTAGGCATACGTGTAGCGTCCATAGCTAACATAGGATGTATAGTAAGAGCAAGCGCATCAATTCTAGCTCGTATTTCAGCGTCTAACGCCTTTTGAGAGTTATATCCTTTCTCACATACTCCTCTACCCCAAAAACGACTAGGAACAACATCCCAAGGGAATGCGATGATAGGCCTATCACCCATCATGTAAGGATTAGCTTCAGCCTTTAATAAAGTCCCATCGTTAGCTACAACAACAATAGCTTCCACATAATAACCTTTATTTTCTTCATCGTCATCAACTAATGTAGCTATTTCTTCCGCTTCGGATTCCTTTTGAGCCATCTCTAATAGATGTCTAGGTACTAAACCGTAGTATTTAGTCAAACGTACTTTATTATCATCGTGTGCTACTAGGTCTTGATCTGGTTCTATATCAAAATCAGGAGCCGCCGTTGCTACTTCTACATTCCTATAGATACCTTGTTCCTGTAACTGCTCAACTAAATGTAAGGACACAAACTCATCTACAGCACAACCCAAAGCTTCCTCTACGGAGGTAGCTAAAGGGTCTATTAGGAAGTTCTGAGGCATTACAGGACGGAGTTTAACACAAGTCTTTTCCGTTATATTAACACCAACTGCTGTTAATTCGCCTCCCATAACAGGTTGTGTTGCAGGGGCCATTTCTTTTTCTTCCTCAAGGACAATCTCCGCAATACCTGTGCCAAAAACAGCGGCATTTAAAAGACACTCAGCAACACCTTTTCGTACTCTGTTCTTTTTAAAGTCTTTAAATAAAGTCTCACGGAGTAACGCAATATCTCTCTTCTCTGTGTCGTTTACATCGTCTTCAATGTCAAACCAACGGCCTCGACCAAAGGTTGCTTCCTCTAATTCAGCTACTGAGGACTCTACTGCTTGCTGTAGGGCAGGACTAACAATTCGTGATCTTTCTGAGTCCCTAGTTCTATCTGCGGAAGACCACTGACCTCGCCACAATCGGTAATATTCATCAAATTTACGTGAATAATTAGTATCAAAGTGATCACGCCATCCTTGACATTTGTTAATTATCCAACCTTCAAGTGTTTGTTCCAATACAAATTGATCTTTTTCTTCATTTAGCATATTAATACCCTGCGTATGCGTCTAATAGTTGATATTCCTCTTCCTCAAAGTCCGATGTGTATGCTATATTGGCTAATTGATCTATGTAAGCTAAGGAATCAATTAAATCATCGTGAACTAATTGGTTAGGGAACTGAAATAATTCATCAAGAAACTGACTGTTCCATTCTCCTTTGTTTAAGGAAATTGTACCGTGTTCAAATCTACCTTGTAAAGCCCAAACAATTCTGTCGGTTTTCTTTTTATTACCGTGGGTAAGCTCATCTACTCTAAAAAACCGTTGATTCTTCTTCATGTAGTCGCTTAAGTAAGGAAGCACAGCATTTTTTAATGCGCCCTTCTCTATACCTACTGCTACTGGTTGGTAGTCTCTGACTGCTTGGAAGATTCTTCGGGCAGTCTCTTGGACACCCCAACGCCCATGTACAATATTAGCGACCCACCAACCTTCTTCGTTTGCTTTAACAATCGAGATAGCCGTTTGGTCAAGTCTTTTTGTCTTCGTTGTAACTTTAGCGACATCCGCAAAACCCGCCAAGTCAACCGCAATGTAAAACTGACCTTGTTCAGGCTCTTCCTCAGAAAATTTAATATACTCTTCTTTGAATAATTCACTACCTTGAGCCTCAAAGGATGCCATAAATTCTTGACGAAAGGAAAAAGCTGACATGGATTTCTTAGCCGCTTCTATTTCTTCAGGGTCTAGCAACGGGTTATCGTAGCTTGTAAAGTGATAACCTACAAAAGTAGGGTCATCCGATACACAAGCATATGTGTATAAGTCATAAAAGTGATTCCTACCCATTGGAGTACCAATAAATAGTGCATCACCTTTTTGGTCAGCCAAGGCAGGTCTTAGTATTTGCTCCCATACCTCAGGCTTCATGTCAGCGTACTCATCCATAACCAAGAACCTAAGACTGACACCACGCATGGTTTCCGGTCGATCTGCTCCCTTAAGGGCTATGGTTGCACCGTTGACTAATTTTATTTGTAAGTTATTTACATGACTAGTGGTTATGACAGGATGGCCTATCTCTAGCAAGACTTGCCACATAATGTCCCTAGCCTGTCCCTGTGTAGGGGCAACGTAGAACACATGTCCACGTTCGGCTTGTAAGGCTCTAATAATGAGCATCCAAGCGGCTAATCTACTTTTACCTGTACGTCTACCTGCGGCTATTACTTTAAATCTTGTTTCATCATTAAAGACTTTTTGTTGCCACGGTAGTAGCGATACATTAAGCTCAGTCAATTAATAAGTCCACATTACTGGGCTAAGATCATCATCGTATAAATCACGGGTGTCAACATGCACAAAGCTACTAGCAACTCCGATTCCTGTGAATCCAAGCGAAATGGCTTGTTCCACAATTTTAAATCTTTGTATACCGTCCGTAACTTTAATGTCTGCCGCATGGCCTTGTGAATGCTGTCCTGCAACTTTTTTCTTAGCCTCTATAGGGTGTGAAGGGGAGCGATAACCGCTAGTGATTACAAATGGGAAACCGCAAGCTTCCCTCAGTTCATCCAATCGTTCAATGAACTCATCCTTAATTCTATTCTCGCCTGTGTACTGACAGGCAAACTCTTCTCTGGAAAAATACTTAGCCATCTATAACATCTCCTTCTATAGCGCTATCACCACCAGACACAATAGTAGTTTCACCACCTACTCCAGTTATGGAAATATTGATTGCGTTACGACCACCACTGGTTTTATCTTTTTCAAAATAACCAACTGGTAAAACTCTGTCCATTACAAGTTTCCATGCCGCGGCTTGGTTTTTATGATCGTCGTTTAGGGCCGCATCAAAGATTGACTCTAACACTTTACGAGACTTAGGGGATGTTAGCATCCTAGTCTTATATTCATTAATAATAGCCGCGTCACCTTTAGGACGGCCCCTAGATAACCCAGTTTCGCCTCTTTTTCGGCTGACGATATCTGATTTCTTAGGTCGGCCCACCCGCTTTGCGGGTTGACTCTCCTTTGCTTCTTTGTTTTTAGACATAGACTCTCCTTAGGTTATCTTAAGTATACTTAAGGCCGCGTTTGGTTATTCTTT